CCCTTCCAGGTAGCTCTTGTTCTGGGTGTAAATATCGGTTGCATCCGCCGTGATCCGCTCTATTTTGACTGACCAGCTTGTGCCTGGCCTGGGAAGCTCAATGCGCCACGCAGCCGCGACAAGAGATGATGACTGCGCTATTACAAATCCATTAGAAGGTAGCGCCTGGGACACATATGCGCCTCCATCCGTGCTCACGGAAACTTTAAACACAACAAAAGTCGAGGCAGTTGACCCATCGGGGTTGAGCCTCTGAAGCGCGTTAAAGATGACCTTCACGCGCACCGCATCTACTCCCACATCAGTGATGCTGAGAATCTGTGGAGTATCGAACTTAATTTCAGCCCCCGATGAGACTTCCGTTTCCACATCGGTGAAGCCTGGGATCACTGCTTGTGTATTTGTTCCCCTCACGCCAGCGAAGGTGATGCCCTTGAAGTTGAAGCTACCGTCTTCATTCTGAACCGGTACATCGTTCAGATAGACGCTCTTGAGGTCACCCGTGGATAGCCCTTCGATGGGACCTTCTGAAACAAGATAGGCCACCTGCGCGATTTCATGTTTATCGATATTCGAGACTGAATAAAATGCTGTGCCGAACCAGTGAACGCCGCCTGTGCCAAAGTCACCTGCACCAATAGGCAGCATTACTGCACCGCCACGGATGCGACCCATGGTGTCGTGTCGCCGTCTCCAGTGAGGGTTCCCAGTCCGTCCCCCTCCTGCCCGAACTGGCCAGCGTCTCTCAATACCTCAGGCACGATGCCCGCGCTGATGACCACGCCGCCCACAAGCAGTTCGCCGTAGCCGACAGGCACCGGGCCGCCCTGCTGGATCGTGTTGGCAGGGCCGCCGAAGAGGTAGTTCTGGTCCTTGGTGTTGCCGCCGCTGCCTACCGAGGGTGTCGTGTCGGGCGGACTGAAGAGCAGACGGCTAATGCCGCCGATGGTCAGCGCGATGCCCATGCTCATCAGGTAGCCAGCCACCGCGACATTTAGGCCGGGGATGAAGGACGCCACAATCAGGACGACTCCGACGATGATCTGCCCTACAGCGCTCTTCGCCCCTGCGTACACCGGCACGATCCGGATGGCCTGTTGCCCGCTGGGGGCCTTGATGTCGTCGAGCTTCACATGCTCCCGGCCCGCCAGCAGGCGGTACCCCTGCTGGGCGCCCACGCCCTCGCTCAGGTACTCCCGGAACCCCTTCATAGTCGCGCAGAGCGCCCGGATGGCCTCAGCGGGGCTCGAGACGGCCATCATCCGCGACCGCCCGAAGCGGTCCCCCAGCACCCCGTAGAGGCGCACTTCGGTCAGGGTGGCGGCGGTCATGCAAGCCTCCAGGCGTGGGTCACGAGGTGGGCGTAGCGGTGCAGGGCTTCCCGGCGACTGAGTTGGCCCCACATGTGGTGCAGGATCTGCTCGCCGCCCAGGTAGACCGCCGCGTGGTTCGGGACGCGGGATTTCACCCGCATGAGCAACACATCGCCGGGCTCGATGGTGTCCCGGCTTACCTCGCGGAAGCCCCAGGCCTCGGCGTTGTCCGTGTAGGGACTCTCGCCGCGCTCCCAGAACTTCTCCGTCCGGGCGTAGTCGAGCAGGCGGACGCCGCGGGCGTCCAGGAACCAGTCCCGTACCAGGCTCCAGCAGTCCCGGTGGCCGTAGTGGAACACCCGGCACTCCAGCGGCACAGGCCGCAGCTCGATCCGCTGGAGTCCATCCGTGCCCAGGATGTACCAGGCACGCCCCGAGGCGGCGCAGGCGGCTAAGTCCGAGGCGCTGGGCTCGGCCGGCGCGCCAGGGTGGGAATGGCAGACCGCGATGACCTCGCCGTAGTCCTCGGCCTCGGCCAGGTCCTCGGGATGCAGCTCAAAGTGGTCCCCGGACACGCTGAGGTTCCGGCAAGGCCAGTAGCACTCCCCATCCCCGATGCGCAGGACCAGCCCGCAGGCCTCTCGTGGTGCCTCGACGGCCGCATGGGCCGTGAAGGCGTGGAAGGTCGTCGCCATCATGTGAGCCCCGCCCCGGGGAATCCGCCGAAGGGCAGGTCCCCATTCGCCCCGAACCTGAGCTTGCAGCCACTCAGGCGGTGCGAGCAGGCGTCCAGCGCGGGATCCGTGGTGGGCGTGTCGTCCGCCATCGCGACCGGTCCCCCGGTGTAGGTGCAGGCCGAACTCTCGTCGTTTTGGCGGTAGACCCAGGTGCAGATGGTGGCCTGCACCGTCCGGCCAGGGAGGCGCAGCCCCTCTGCGTCCATGGGTGATGCGAGCTGAAATTCGATGGTGTCTCGGGTCTCAGCGGTCTTCTGGCTGATGACGAAGATGTCCGACCGAAGCTTCGCCGTCTGGTCCGCCGTGGGGTTCACACCGCCCGCGAAGTTCACAGCGTCCAGGAACTTCACCAGGGTCAGCGTCCGCACGACTCGAGCACCCACCAGGTCCGCCAGGCCCTTGATGAGCGCCGAAACCGTCCCATCCAGGTTCGAGACCTGGAGCTTCGGGCGCGGCAGCGTGCCCTGTGTGGTGATCTCCCAGCCGGAGCCCACGATGGGGAACGCAGTGTAGGTCACGCCGCCGAAGACGACATTCCCCAGCGTCTCGTTCTGGCCGCTGTGAAAGTGGTAAGTGGTGTCGCCCAGGGCCGTGCAGTCCAGGTCGAACAGCTCGACCTCCGCACCCGGAGACAGGCCCTGGACCTCTGAGGACGGGAAGGTCACCCGAGCACCTGCTTGAAGGTGGCGGTCACGGTGTCAACGCCGTAATCCACGGGAGTCCGCTTCCAGGCCATGCACTTGAAGAGATAGGTGAGCGTGAAGCTACCGGTCCAAGTGAGCGCCGCGGCCATTTGGGGAGCATTCGCCAGTGTCACCAGGCCGGTGGTGAGGTTCACGCTGTAGTCGGTGACGGTGACGGCAGCCGTGGTGGTGGGGCCGATGTAGGGCGACGCTGAAGATGCTTGCTCTGTCTGCATCCCCCATACATAGAACCCTTGACCCGTGCCCGCATAGCTGTTCGTCGTGCCGTTGTAGGTGTTGATTTGGAACAGTGGGGTTGTGGCGCCGGTCCCCATGTTGGTCGGCTTCGAATAGCGGTAGATGCCGCCGCCCATCGGCACGGCTGCCCACCCGCTCGACGAGACGCCGATATTCAGAACGGCCGAATCAATGGTCCCGTCCCGCTTGGTGATGTTCATGTTGATCTGCGAAAACTCCGCAGCTTTCACAAAGAAACTCAAAACAGTCACCGCGCCATCGGAGGTTCCTCCGATTGACTGACGAATGAAGTGAACGCCGTTTGTGGCCGTGTCCACCATCTTGTCCATGGTGCCCGTGCCATCTGGCGCAGCCGTAGCATTTGCCGTGATGACCAGATTTAATTTAGTCCATCCAGCGTTATCAATCTGCTCAGACCACAGGCAATTGTTCGTCCGTGCCGTAGCAAATAGCAGCTGATTGCCCTGCCAGTCGTTGCGGTAAATCAGCGGCGATGCCGTGATGTTGCGCACCGCCACGCCGTTCTTCTTCAGAGTGAACGCCGCGGTTGTGCCATCACCCGTGCCGAAGGGCTCCGCCGTCGCCGTGGTGCTTGCCTGGAATACAGGAGGTGTCCAGTTAAAGGCCTGCCCCAGGGTGGATGAGAAAAAAGCCTCGATGGCGTCCGCGTCCGTGCTGGTACGGTTGATGAAGCTGAGGTCCCAGCTCTTCAGGTCGGCGTTGATCCCGTCCACCAGGTCCTGCTGGTAGCCGTCGCCGAAGGTCGCGGTCAGGATGCGCGGGGCGCTGTTCTTCACGCTGGAGAAGCTGGGAGCGTAAGTGAAGGTCGCGGTCATCTCAGGACCTCTGGTTCAGCGTCCCGCCGGGGCGCTGCTCGTCGATGAGGATCTGGCGGACCATGGCGTGGATCTTGTTGGCCGTGTCCTGGCTCTGCTGATCGCCCTGGGCCTCCGCCTTGCCGCCAGTGCCGTCCTTGTTGATGGTGACGGTGATGGTGTTCTGTTGGACCACGGAGGACCTGGCCCCAGTCGCCTCTGGGGCGGCCGGAGCCAGGGCGGCCTGAGGCGGCGAGGACGCCGGGGCGTAGCTGGCAGCAGGGCCTGCGGCGTAGGAGCCCGCGTAGTCCGAGCCGTTTCCCGTGGAGAGCACGGCGTCCGCAGAACTGGATCCACTCTGAACCGAAGAACTGAAAGACCCCACGATGTAGCTTGCGATGGCCTCAAATGCCTTCTGCGCCTCCAGCCGGGCGAAGTCCGCGAGGATCGAGTCCACGAGGCTCCTAAAATCCAGCTTCCCTGTGGCCGCGAAGTCTCCGAAGGCCTGCCCCATCTTCTGGGCGGCGGTGTCCGTGAGGTCCACAAGTGCCTGTAGGCTGGTGTCACCCTGGGCTTCCAGGCGTACATAGTCCGCCCTGACCTTGAGCACGGCCTTGTCATACTGCTCCACCGATAGGACGCCGCGGTCATAGAGCTCGTTGAGGCCATCGATGGACTTCTTGTAGTCCTGGGTCGCGAAGAACCCGGGATCCGCGCTCTTACGCAGGGTCTCAAGGTACTTCTCGTGATCCATGATGAGCTTGTTCTCCAGCTCATCGCGCTCCTTGGCGACACGGTCCCCGTCCTGGAAAACCCTGTCCGCCTCCTTCTGGGCGGACATCAGCTTCTCGGTGGCCGAGGTCTGGTCCAGCAGGGCCTGGATACGGGCCTTGTCACTGGCGCTGAGATCCTGCTGGCTGAGCTGGTAGGCGATGGCCTCAGAGGTGATCCGTCCTTGGGCGCCCACCTCGCGCTCCAGGAGTTCAATGAGCCGTTCCTTGAGGGGAATCTGCTCCTTGTGGGCCTTAGCTGTCTTCTCGTTGGCCTCGATGATGGCGATGGCCGCGTCAGCGGCGGCCTTGTCGGCGCCCGTGAGCTGCAGCTGGGCCTCCTGCATCCGCAGGATCTCGGCCTTGGTCTTCCCTGCCTGGTCCGCCTGCTTCTTGAGCGATTGGGTGAATTGGTCAACCTGGGCCGCGTGCTCCTGATATTTCGCAGAAGCGTTCTGTGATTCAAGGTCACCCAGTTTCGTCCGCAGGTCATCCACAGTCTTGGTGGTCGCCGTGTATGCAGCGCCAGCCTCTGACAGCCGAGAAAACGACGCGCGATCTGTTCCAGTGGCAGACTCCTTCGCAATATTCAAACTCTGCTGGGCAGCTGCTTGGTCACGCAGTGCCTGCGTGAGTTTGCCTTCCAGATCTGCGCGGGTGTCTTGGACCTTCGTGGAATCGCCGTTGGGATCCGTGAGCAACCTGCGCTTCTCGCGCAGCGTCTGGATCTCCTGGTTCAGATCGGCGAGCAACGCCTCGTGGCGCTTCTCCTCGGACGCCGCCGCCTTGTTCGCGGCGCTGTCCATCTCCAGGATGTTCATGGCGATCTTTCCCAGAGCGATGCCAGCTGCCAGGCCGAGAGGACCCGCAAGCTCGCCGACGAGCAGCGCAAGGTCCCCCATTCCACCTGTCGCTGCGTCCTCGGCCTGGCTCGCCAGATCCTGGGCGCTACGCGCTAGCTTGCCTGTAGCCGTCTCGGCCTCGCCAGCTGTCGCCGTGAGGCGCTGGAGCTTGTCTGTGGCCGCTGGAACAGAATCGGAATTGACCTCGATGGCGAGCTGGGCGACATCAGCCATGGACCACCTCCAGCCATAGCCGGTCCAGCTTCCTGAGCATGCGGACCTCCCAGGGGCGGAGCATCACGGCGTTCAGGCGCGCCCAAGCGTCCACCTCGGCCCAGGTGAGCGGGGAGCGGCCGGCGCGCGCCGAAGCCAGATCGCAGAACCAATTCCAGAGGTAAGTCAGGGAGCCGGGGATGACCGGAGGCTCAGGGAGTGACAGGTTCGGCATGGTCTTGCGGACCTGGCGCAGATGCGCCGCCGCGGTGGTTCCCGAGGCGTCCGTCCGCATTTCCTGGAACCGGGCACGGGCCGCGGCCATCAGCAGCTCCTCTAGTCGAAAAAACGGCGGTTGTCCCCCATGGCCCGGTCCACCTGGGACCGGATCATCACGAAGCGCGGGTCGCCCAGGAGCGCCTTGGCCTCGTCCAGACTG